AAGGAAGCACAGGCGGCGCAGATCGCCCTTGATGCGAATCTCGACACGAAGCAACGGCTGATGCTCGAGCGTGGCCTCGATTGGCGTGAAGTCGCTCGTCAGCGAGCGGAAGAAAAGGCTTTTGAAACGAAGGTCACCGGCGAAGCGGCTGAGCCGACCGGCGTGCCTGTTGATGCTCCCGTTGAAGAAGAGGCGCCAGCATGAACAGACTTTCTCTGACATCCACACTGATGCCCGTCGAATCCATCGACCGCGAAGCAAAGGTCATTCGCGGCGTTTCCGTGATCACCGGCAACGTCGTGGCGCACGGCCACAACGCCCCGCCGTTCACCACTGACCGGGTTCTTTTGCAACAGGTCGCCAAGGCGGTCAACGACACCGGCAACGGTGTACGGGTGCGGCTCACCCATGCGGAGGTCGAGGGCGTCGATTCGCTCCCGCTTCTGATCGGCAAGATTCGCAACGCCCGCGTCGATGGCGACCAGGTCAAAGCGGACTTCCATTTCGGCAGCTACGCAGCCGCCAGCGAAATGAATCGGCTGTTCTCTCTCGCCGAGGAAGCACCGGAGGACTGCGGACTCTCGATTGTGCCGCAGGACTTCTACTTCGTCGAACAATCCGGCGAACTGCATCTCCGTGTTCAGTCGCTATTCGCGGTTGACTGGGTCGGCACTCCCTCCGCCAATCCCGCAGGCATGTTCTCGAAATCAACGGGCGGTGTGTCGCCGCCCGCAGGTTCTCTTTTGAAAGGCTACGAAATGATGAACGACAAGCAGATGGAGTACCTGCGGGCTGTCGGCCTGCCCGAAGGTGCTGACGAGGAAGCCATCGCAACTGCGGTTGCCGCACTCGACGAAACGCAGAAGGCCGAACTTGATGCGCTGGCCGACGCTCCCGCCGAAGGCGATGCCGCCGCCGAAGGTGACGACGAGGAAGAAAAAAAGCCCGCCGCCGGCACGCAGCAGAAGCCTAAGCCCGCCCTCTCGGCTGGCGACAAGCCCGCGACCATCGACCAGATCGAAGACATGGCCCTCGGTGCCAAGCTCGGCGCTCAGTGGGTGCTGGCTACGTTCAAAACCAAGCCTTCAGTGTTGAAGGCCACACAACTCGCCCTCGCTGAAAAAGGCAAGGGGAAAGGACCAGTCGTGATTACTGCTGGTGACGACCTCAACCGTACGAGCCTCTCGGCTTGTCTCCCCGACGCGATCATGCTTCGCAGCGGTTACGCTCCCAAGAATCCGCACGCACGATCCAAGGAGTTAATGGGCTTGTCGGTTCTCGACATGGCCCGCCATCACTTCTCGGCTCGCGGCGTGAAGGATTCTTTCATGCTCTCCCGCGTCGAAATCTGCAACATGATCGCGCCTCGTTATTTCCGATCGAAATACCCGGCCCTTTCAGGCGCCCAGTCCACCAGCGACTTCGACAGCATCCTGGCCGACACAATCAACAAGACGCTGCAACAGGCGTACACCGAAGCCCCGCGAACTTGGCAGAAGTGGGCGCGCAAGGAAACCGCCCCCGACTTCAAGACGGTTCGACGCACGCAGCTTCACTCCCTCCCCACGCTGACGGAACGCACAGAAGGTCAGCCGCTGATCTATCAGGCGGTCAACGACTCCGGCGAAACGTACACGCTCGCCGAATACCACGAAGGCGTGCGGCTCACCCGTCGTGCCCTCATCAATGATGACCTCGGCGCGTTCGGTCGCATCACGAAGATGATGGGCGATGCGGCTGGTCGGCTGGAAGACGATGTGGCCTACGGCGCGTTCACCACGGTCGGCCCGACGATGGCCGACACCGGTGCGCTGTTCAACGAAACGGCGGTTACCACGGTTGGCGGCCACGCCAACTTCACCGACACCGGAACGGCGATCAGCACGACCTCGCTCGGCGTCGGCTTCTCGAAGATGTACAAGCAGACCGGTGGCAAGCTCGGCACCGGCTCGGCCCTGGAACTTCGCCCGAAGTATCTCATCGTCGCCAGCGAAGTTGAGTACATCGCACGTCAGGCCATCAGTTCCACGGAACTGCTGACCAGCGAAGCCCTCACCTCGACCGGCGTCATGAAGGGCACGTCCAACCCGTTTAACAACTCGGTCGAAGTCATCCCCACGACTCGCATCGGTTCGACCACAGCCTGGATTCTCGCCGCCGATCCGAACCAGATCGACACGGTTGAAGTGTGCTTCCTGCAAGGCGAAGAGTCGCCGGTCCTCGCTCAGGAAACTGATTTCGACACCGACGACATGAAGTTCAAAGTCCGTCACACGGTCAAGGCCGCCCCGATTGATTGGCGTGGCCTGTACCGCAACGACGGCGCGTAAACCGCAACGCCGGGCGGTTCACGTTGAGCCGCCCGGCCCTTTCCAAACAAACTCTCTCAGACAAAGGATACAGAAATGGCTAACGGCGATTACAAAGGCGAGGGCGGGCGGATTCAATTCACCGCTGGTACCGTCCCTATCACAAAGGGCGATGCCGTCGTGGTTCGATCCGGCGCAACCGGCATGATCGGCATCGCACTCGTTGACATCGCGGCGTCGGGCACGGGCACGGTTGCGATCGAAGGCGAGTTCGAGGTAACCAAGTCGACCGCGACCGCGACCGGCATCTTCGCAAACGGTGCGTCGATTTATTGGGATGTGGCCGCCGGCCACTTCAACTCGCAGGCGTCAGCCAATATCCCGGCTGGCATCTGCACGGCTGCGGCTGCGGCTGCGGCGACCACGGTGAAGATCAAGCTCATTCCTTCCAAGGCGGCCTAACCATGAAGGTCGCCCTCCTGTCGGCTGGCCCGTCGCTCCAGGCGAGTTACGGGCCAGCCGTTCACGATCACGATTTGACCATCGGCGTGAATACGGCGGTGCAGTTTTTCCCGTGCGATTGGTGGGCCTGTGCCGACCGGCATCGGTTCGTCGAGATCGACAAGTACGGCGTCAAGACGATCGGCAAGAAGAAGAAGCTGCCAAAGCTTTTCATGATCGACGCTCAGTTGCACGACGCCAGGTGCTACGAAGCGAATCAGATTGACCGCTACGACGTCACAGGATGGAACGATGTTTACGAAGCGACCGGCGCATCAAAGGCATGGGCCGACCGCACGGCGACATCAGCCCTCATTCTCGCCAAGCATCTGGGAGCTACGGAGCTTGACGTGTTCGGCGTCGATATGGACGGCCACCTTGACTGCACGCGGGAGATCACGGACTCGACCAAGTACAGAGAGCCAACCCGCTGGCTACTTGAACGTCAGATGTGGACGCTCATTCGCGGATGGATTGAAGCTCGTGGCGTGAAGGTCAGTATCCATGCCCCTCAACTTGTCTAGCTCGATGTATAAACGCTGCTTCACCGCTCAATTCGGTGAGGCAGTCGTATATCATCCGCGCAACGGCTCGGCCCGTCGCATCACGGTTGTCGTGCAACGCGATGTGCCGACCGGCATTGACGGCGTGCCCGGCCCGCAGCACGGCATGAACGTCATGCAGGTCGAGGTGATGAACGATCCTGACAAGGGCATCAGTTCAAACGAGATCGACCTGGGCGGCGATCGGCTGGAGATCATCGTCCGCATCGGCGGCGAACCGTCAATGCGACCCATCGGCCAGATTCTTTCGCAGGACGACGGCACCTTGCTATTGGAGGTGAGGTGATGGTTCTTGTTGCCGAGATCGACATTCTCAACGGTCCCGAAGTCATCGCCCTGATGGAGTCGCTGAAAGGCAAGGCACGCAAAGCCGTGTTCGGCGCGTTCAAGGACGTCGCTAAAAGTGTTCGAACGACGATCGCCCGCGAAGTCACGAAGAGAATCAAGGTTCCTTACGGTTTGACCTTGAAGCGGATACGGGTCCAGGGTCCGTCGCTAAACAACCTGGCGATGCGAATCCACATGGATGAGAAGAACAAGCCCGGCCTGATGTCGTTTGGAGCGAAGCAGGCACGCAAGGGTGTGTCATACAAGATCGAAAAGAGCGGTAAACGCGGATTCATCAGAAGTGCGTTCATTCGACCGGGCAACACCAGCGGATTGAGAAACGTGGGAAAGTCAGCGATCGGAACATCAGGTCCGAATCGCGTGTTCATCCGCATCAGCAAATCTCCGCTACCCATCCGCGATCTCAAAGGCCCGTCGCTGAATGCGGTGGTCACAAAGAACGACATCGACGCCGCGCAGAAAAAAGTCATCGAAACAAAACTGCCGGAACGCATCCTCGCACGGTTGCGTCTGGCCGATTCAAGGAGCCGGTAAATGGCGACTGACAGAATTGCAAATCCTTTGCTCTGTGAAAGCACGGTTCAAGTGCTTGGCGACTTCAAGTTCGGCACGCTCGGAACGGAGGTGCCGCGTGCCAGTATTGCGCAACTCTCATCAGCAGCGTTCGCCATTCCTTTTGAGGCGTGGCGGGTTCATGATGCCGTCGCTACGAATCTGCCCGGCACCAGTGCGACCGACGATCTCGGCTACTACGGCGGCACGTTCGGAACATCAGGCCCGTACATCGGGACCAGTGACTTGAAGGCGGCGGGAGCCACGACGCGATATGCACGCACGCAGGTCCGCATCCCGGCGGAATACGAAGCCGGGCAAACGCTCACGCTGCGGCTCAGTTCCGGCATGGTGACGACCATTGCCGACGTGTCTGCGACGATCGATGTCGAGTGTTACGCGCTCGACGAAGACACCACGATCGGTAGCGACATTTGTGCGACTGCCGCGACCACCATCAATAACCTCACGTTTGCAAACAAAGATTTCACGATCACCCCGGCGAGTCGCGTGGCCGGCCAACTGCTCGACATCCGCGTCGCCGTCGCCGTGAATGATGGCGCATCAGGCACCGCCGTTATCGCCGCGTTCGCCGCCGCGAAATTGCTCGTTGACATCAGAGGCTAAATGTCCACCCCTATCGTTGAACAAGTTGCCGCAGCCCTGCAAACCGCCGTCGCCACCGTGACGACGGCCAACGGCTACAACTACACCATTCACACGGTAACGCGGCCTTCGCGCAAGACGGTGAAGGAAGAGGACATCAGACCCCATATGTATTGCCGTATCGAAAGGGACACGCCGGACCTCGTGCAGACGTTGGCGAGCAACCCGCCGATCCTCGAACTGTCCTACGTCTTCCATGTGTTCGTGTTTATCAGCCCGAGCGAAAACGATCATACTTCCATCGGCACGTATCAGGAGACGATATGGGCAGATGTGGTCAAGGCCGTGGCTGCTGAGTTCGACGCGGGCAATTCGCTTGACACCCTTGTCCGAGAGTGGGCGGTGTTGCCGCCGCAGAATTTTGAATCTGAATCCGGCTCATACGACGGCATCGACATCCGCTTTCAAGCCATCATCCGAACGAATGAAACCGACCCCTTCACCCAAAGGTGACCAATGCCCCTATTGACGAAACGATCAGTCATTGCCGTCGCCATTGAAGGCACGGCAGGAACCGGAGAAACCCTCGACGCGACCGACGCCGCGTTCAATGCCTACAACGCGGCGTCGGTTCCGAACGTGCCGATGGGCGAACGCGAAGGGCAGTCGGCCATGTCGCCGCTTGCCGCCATCGCCGGCGGCTACCTCGCCACGATCAGCTACGAAACGGACCTGTACACGGCACCCGGATGGGAGGCTCATCTCCAATGCGCCGGGCTGGTCGAGGGTGCTGGAACCTCTGCCGACATCTGGACCGTCAGCACGGTTTCATCGAACTGGAAAACGGCGACGGTGGCTCAATACAAGGATGGGCAGGTATACGAAATCATCGGCGCGATGTGCAACGTCGAACTCGTGCTGACAGCCGGGCAGGTTGCGAAGCTGCGATGGACCTGGACCGGTGCGGCGAACGTCGCGGGCACGCGATGGGGCAAGGCCGCGACGATCTTGGCACCGACCTATCCGCTCACGGCGGCGTCTGCACCGCGATGGGCAGCGTCAACGCTGACCCTTGGCGGCGCGGCCATCCTCGTCAGCAGCATCACCATCAATCTGAACAACCAAATCACCATGCTCGAAGACCCGACGAAGGCGGCGGGATTCGGTCGGGCGTGGATCGCCTCCCGCAAGGTGGGGGGCACGATGGACCCGGAAGAAGCGTTGAGTGGAACACGCGACGACTTTGGCATCTGGTTCGCTTCGACGCAGCAGGCGTTGAGCATTGCTTACGGCAGCATGTCGATCAGCATCCCGAAGCTGCAATTCATGAACCTCCCCACCGGCGACCGCAGCGGTGCGTCGATCCTAAACGCGACATGGCAGGCCAACCGATCGGCGGTCGGCGGCGATGACGAGTTCGTACTTGACTTGAGTGTCTAATGAGCGCTGATCCTGACATGACGTTCGATCACGACATCGGCGGCAAGCCGGCGAAGTTCCGCTATGGCTCGGTGCGGTTTTGGCAGCGATACACCAGGTCGCTGAAAGAACTGATGGCGACCAGCGGCGAATCGTTCACCGATGACCTGCTCGCCTTGGTGCAATCGTGCATCGAAGGTGATCACGACATCGGCGACCTGTTGACGTTCGCCGGATTGATTGAACTCGCTCACGAGTTGCCGACCCTTGCGGCGGTGAGCGACATGCAAAAAAAAAGATTGCCGTCGCCGTTGCCGTCTCAAGGGGACAACTATGCGAAGGATGCCGAAACGGAAAGTGCAGCGACCCGCCCCGGCCTCGAACCGACGCCGACCCCGGCAACCAATGCACCTTTGAATGTCCCCGTTGCGGCGGTCGAGGATGCGATTTTTGTGACGACGGAAACTGGAACCTGATCGAGTGCCCGGCCAAGTTCGTCGATTCCGAGACCTGGGAAACGATCGGTTTGGCGAACGTCGCCAGAGAAAAGCTATGGCCGGTCGGCGGCGGGACGCTGGATCAAAGCAAGTGGTTCACCGATGCGGCTCGGTTCATTTGGTCTGAGATGGATCGTTCTGCAAGACTTGTGAAGGCGTGAATCATGGGAAAATACGACGTTGACATCCTGGTGAAGGCGAAGGATGCCGTGGCACCCGGCTTGGATTCCGCCAAAGGGAAACTCAACAAGTTCCAAGACGACTTCGTGAACAAAGCAGCGAAGACGCTGGCGACCATCGGAGGCATTGAGGCCGGGTTCAAGGGACTGACAGGCGTTGTGGAGTTGCTCAGAGGCAATACCGACAATGCGATGGCCGCCTTTGAATCGTTGCCGTTCGGCATCGGTCCCGCCATCAAAGCCGGTCACGATCTGGTGAAAGCCTTTTCTGGCGTTAACGAAAAATTGGAAGCGGCAAAGCTGAAGCTGCGAGATGTACTGATTGAATCAAAAAACATTCGGATTGGTCTATTCAATGCACCTGAAGACCGCCGGCAACTGGACGCGATCGGCGAGCAGTACGACCGCCAGAGGAAGAAGCTGGAAGACTCGCTGATTGACTTGTCGGGTAGTGCCCTGAAAAAAGGACAGGCTGCCGTCAATGCGGAATTGAAACGGTTGAACAAGGAACACGACGAACAGAGTTTAAAAATCCGTGCCGACTTCTCCGATAAGCAAATTCTGGCTGAGCGTAAACGACACGCCGACATTGCGAAAGTGGCGAAGGAAGCGCAGGAAAAACTTATCGCCGACGAGCAAGCCGCATTCCTGAAGCGGACTCAGTTTGTTATCGACTCGGTGACGAAGCAAAAGCAACTTGAGAACGATCGCGTGATGATCCAGCT